ATGCGCCGGGCGTTGATTGCGAAAATTAAGATTGCTCAAAAGGAGCTGGGCTTGGATGACGGTACCTATCGCGCGGTGTTGGAGCGTGTGACGGATAAGCGGTCGTGTGCGGATATGGATGTTTCTGAACTTGAGTCTGTTGTCGCTGATATGCGGTCGCACGGATTTAAGCCTAAAGCAAAAGGTACCCACACGGCAAACCGCATCTGCGTCGGACATCATCAGCGGCAATGCTGGACAAAGTCGAAGCCCTGCTGACCGTCGGCGGCAAACATTGGAACTATGCACACGCAATGGCGCGGCGGATGTTTGGTAAGGATAAGGTCGAATATTTAGACGATACGCAGCTACATAAACTGGTTGCTGCGTTGCAGATTGCGGAAAACAGGAAAACGGAAAAAGCGAGTGGGGATGATGGGGTTCGAAAAAGTTGAACATTTATTGCCGGATACCGTGTTGGACATTGTGGATGTCATCGGACTGGCAGCGACGGAACAGCTGGTCAAGGCGATTGGCGGGGCGCGGTTTAAATTTGGTAAGGGCAAGGTGGACACCGAGCGTTTGGCAATTTTGGTCGAAGCCATCGGCGAAGTGAAAACACATGAGCTGTTGCAGGTATATGGTGGCGAGGAATTGTATGTCCCACGGTGCGGCAAGGCGTTAATACAGTTGAGAAACCATAGGTTTTATCAGGAGTTTGTCAAATTGCGCGATATTGATAAGGAGAGCGGGCTTATGGCGGTGACGAAGCTATGCCCTAAATACGGCATCTCTTCACGAACGGGATATACGATTATCAATGAAATGAGCCGACCTGCGGCACAGCAGGCAGCTTTATTTTAGGCAGTGATGTGTGACCAGGCTTTGGCCGTCTGTATTCAGACGGTCTCTTTTTTGGTTCGCAGGGGATGAAACATCTACCGTTCGGGACGACGGGTTAAAGACGGTTTAATGGGGTTTTCAAATGTTATAGTGGATTAACAAAAACCAGTACGGCGTTGCCTCGCCTTAGCTCAAAGAGAACGATTCTCTAAGGTGCTGAAGCACCAAGTGAATCGGTTCCGTACTATCTGTACTGTCTGCGGCTTCGTCGCCTTGTCCTGATTTTTGTTAATCCACTATATGCAATCAATATTTTTTGGAGATGATGAATGGGCAAAACCGTAACCTTAACCGCTGGACACAGCAACACCGACCCGGGTGCGGTCAACGGCAGCGACCGTGAGGCGGACTTGGCGCAGGATATGCGCAACATCGTGGCTGCTATTTTGCGCGATGACTACGGTTTGACTGTTAAAACCGACGGCACAGGCAAAGGCAATATGCCGCTGCGTGAAGCTGTAAAACTGATTCGCGGCTCGGATGTGGCGATTGAGTTCCATACCAACTCGGCGGCCGGTAAGCAGCTACGGGCATTGAGGCGTTGAGTACCGTCAAAAACAAACGCTGGTGTCAGGTGTTGAGCAAAGCCGTTGCCAAGAAAACCGGCTGGAAACTGCGCGGCGAAGACGGCTTTAAACCCGACAATGCGGGCCGGCATTCGCGCCTGGCTTATGCGCAGGCCGGCGGCATTGTGTTTGAGCCTTTTTTCATCAGCAACGACACTGATTTGGCCTTGTTTAAGACGACCAAATGGGGCATCTGCCGCGCGATTGCGGACGCGATTGCGATGAAATTAGGGGCGGCAAGAGTATGAATATTATTGGTAAATTGAAAGAAGCTGCTTCCTATTTTCTTACAAAATTGATTGGAGAAAATCCTAGTAATGAGCAGGTAAACCGCGCACTTATACAGATGCCAAATGTTCGTCCGATACACACCTATCCACGCCCAAATTTAAGAAACTCAGGCGTGGCAGCCGCGAAACGCGCGGCGCGCAAACGCAAGAATCGTCGTTAATCATGGGACAGGTTGCGTTTTACGAAAAGATGATTGGGCTGTGGTCGGCCAAAAGCCGTGAGGCAAGCGAACAGGCAGACTTGGCGGCGTTTGAATTTGCGGAGGGCGAACTGGCCAATTATCAGGAAATGCTGAAACGGCACCTGCAAACCAAAAGTGTGGAATAGCGATGCGTATTTTGGATATTTTTAAAAACCCAGCGACAGGCAGGAAAAAGACAAAGCGCAAGCCCTGCTGTTGTCGGCTCAAAACTACGCCCGCGAACTGGAACAGGCGCGCGCGGAAGCGAAAAAATATGAAGTCAAGGCGCACGCCGTCGGCATGGCTTTGGCGAAAAAACAGGCGGAAGTCAGCCGTCTGAAAACGGAAAATAAAAAGGAAATCGAAAATGTCCTTACTCAAGACCGTAAAAATGCAGGCGACGGTTGTATTGACGGCTTTGGCCATCACGGCTTGCAGCTCTACAAGCGCGCCCTCGGCTACGGAAATTAAGGTTGTCGAAAAGGCGGTCATGCCGACACCGCCTGCCGCATTGATGGTCGCGCCGGTACGCCCAAATCCGCCGAAAGACGGCAAGACAGCAACGCTGTTGGAACACGCCGCCGAGTTTGGCGGCTATGTTGCCGAACTGGAAAATCAAAATCAGGCTTGGCGCGACTGGGCGGGCAATCACTCCCGCAAAGTCGGAAACTGCAAAAAAGCCCGCGTAGGGCGCGGGGCTGAGGGTGAAAGCGGATTTTATACCTCTTTTACAGGGGTAGCGGCGGTAGTGCTTTTCAGCAAATCGACTGCGTGCTGACAGTTTTGCTTGCTGGTGTAGCCTTCGCCCTGAGCGATGATTTCATGGTTGGCTGCTTTCAAACGCCAACGGTATTCGCCTTTTGCGTCTTTATAGATTTCAAAATACATAAGGTTTCTCCTATGAATGAGTACACGTTTTCTTACCGCTTTAACGGCAAGTCCTGGTCATTGAGCATTTGGGCGGACAACCCTGAAGAAGCCAGGGCGAAATTTCGGGCTGCACGAGAAAATGCGCACTATGACGGCGAAGTTGTAGCAAAGGTTTATACATTTGTAAATATTTCGTGGGTTAAGAAATTGTACAAGCGGACAAAATATTTAATGGGTATCAAAGAATGACCTACCGTGAATTAGTTGAACGTCAGTTGGCTGTGCGCCATGCCGATTTGGAATTGGGCTTAAGCCGCGCACGCGAGCAAGAGCCGTTTGTCATTCATGTTTCCGATCTGTTGGATAAGGCAGGCATTGAGTACGCGGTACGCATGGATAAGGATTTTCAGACGACGTTTCACCTTGAATATCCAATTACGAACTATGACACCTTTAAACGTGCGGTTTGGCAAACTTTGGGGGCGTATTACTGTGTTTGTAATGATGGTGATGGACTGGAGATTGCCAGCAATCGCCCTGACGGTTACGCCGTCCGTATCGTATTCGGCGATGTGCCGGTTTAAAGGGGTTTTAAATGGACTTTGAATTTGGTTTCAGAACCCTGTGGCCGATTGCGACGGCGGCATTTTGGTTTTGGGTCAACGGCATTTCAGGCCGTCTGAAAGAGGCGGACAAGCGTATCGACGACCTGAAAGAGGAGCTGCACGCGGTCAAGCTCTCTTATCACACCAAGCAAGATGCCAAGGCAGACCGCGACAATATTGCGGCTTCGTTGGGACGCATCGAAAACAAGTTGGAAAAAGTAAACGAAAAACTGGACAGGAAAGCAGACAAATCATGAGCGCCCCGATTTTGGAAGCCTTGGCGCGTATTGAAAACAAGACTGATCAAACGCTGAAAAATCAGAAAGAAATGCAGGCGGAAATTGCGCAAATCCGCCAAGACACGAAACGCACGGCCATTACATTCGGCGCACTGGGCGGCGGCGTGATTACGGTCGGCTGGGAATTGCTTAAAGCGAAAATGGGACTGTAATTATGGCTCACCCGCAAGAAATCCGTGAAAAGTTACGTCGGCTCTATGTGAGCGGCGAGCAAACTTTGGAAACGGCGGCCTTGATGTGCGAAATCCCGCAGACCACTGCGCGTGCGTGGAAACGTGCGGATAAGGAAAAAGGCGACGACTGGGATAAGATGCGCGCCGCCTACACTTTGGCCGGCGGCGGTATTGAGGACTTGAGCCGTGCGATGTTGGCCGGTTTTATGGTGCAGTACAACAGCACGATGACGATGCTGCAGGATTCGAGTACCGAAGATTTGCCCCCGTCCGACCGCGCCAAGCTGTTGGCCAGCCTGGCCGATGCGTTTACGAAAACCGTATCCGCCAATGCGCGTGTGATGCCGGAAACGTCAAAACTGGCGACGGCTTTGGAATTGATTGAGTTCTTGATGGCGTTTGTGCAAGAAAAACACCCCAAACATTTGCCTGCCTTTGTGGAGGTATTGGAGCCGTTTGGGGTGGAAGTGGAGAAGAAGTTTGGTTAGAGGCCGACAAATTTTTTTAAAAGAGTAATGAGGGTGGCGGCAAGGATAGCATTAATTGCATTTTCCGTAAGCGTACTTAATGCAGTGTCCTTGATTTTCCCTAATTCTTTTTTCAGCCAGCTTTTTTCTGAATCAGAAATCTCCGCTTGGTCTATTTTTGCCGCAATTAAAGCCCGAGACCTTTGCAAAATTCCTTTCCCTCCCGACAGCCGAAACCCAAACACAGGTTTTCGGCTGTTTTCGCCCCAAATACCGCCTAATTTTACCCAAACACCCCCTTAATCCTCCCCGGATACCCGATAATCAGGCATCCGGGCTGCCTTTTAGGCGGCAGCGGGCGCACTTAACCTGTTGGCGGCTTTCAACAGGTTCAAACACATCGCTTTCAGGTGGCTTTGCGCACTCACTTTAATCAGCCCGAAATAGGCTGCCCGAGCGTAGCGGAATTTACGGTGCAGCGTACCGAAGCTCTGTTCAACCACATAACGGGTCTTCGACAAATATCGGTTGCGTTTGGTTTGCACTTCCGACAGCGGGCGGTTGCGGCAGGCTTTGCGCATAATGCCGTCCTGCAACTGATGTTCTTCCAGATGTTGCCGGTTTTCCGCACTGTCATAGCCTTTGTCGGCATAGACGGTCGTACCTTTGGGCAGACCTTCCAACAACGGCGACAGGTGTTTGCACTCATGGGCATTGGCGGGGGTGATGTGCAGTTTCTCGATATAGCCTTCCGCATCGGTACGGGTATGTTGTTTGTAACCGAGTTTGTAGAGGCCGTTTTTCTTGATCCAACGGGCATCGCTGTCCTTACTCGGTGTGGTTTGGCCGCTGATTTGTCCTTGTTCGTCAACTTCTATGGCCTGACGCTGTTTGCCGCCGGCGGTCTGAATAATGGTGGCGTCAACAACGGCGGCGGATGCTTTCTCTACTTTTAAGCCTTTTTCGGTCAGTTGGCGGTTAATCAGTTCCAACAGTTCGGACAGGGTGTCGTCTTGCGCCAGCCAGTTGCGGTAGCGGCATAAGGTGCTGTAATCGGGGATGCTCAGTTCGTCAAAGCGGCAAAACAGGTTGAAGTCGATGCGGGTGATGAGGCTGTGTTCGAGTTCGGGATCGGAGAGGCTGTGCCATTGTCCGAGCAGGACGGCTTTGAACATGGACAGCAGCGGATAGGCGGGACGGCCGCGGTGGTCTCGAAGGTAACGGGTTTTTTGACGGTTCAGGTATTGTTCGATCGGCTGCCAATCAATCACTTGATCCAACTTCAATAGCGGGAAACGGTCGATGTGTTTGGCAATCATGGCTTGTGCGGTTTGTTGAAAGAAGGTGCTCATGAGAAATCCCCTAAATGTCTTGGTGGGAATTTAGGGGATTTTGGGGGATTTTGCAAAGGTCTCGACCTTGTGTTTTTTAAGGTATTCGATAGTATGGGCGATACCTTTGGGGTTGTTGGTTTCGGTTTTGGTTTTAGACAAAGACGAAACGGCGATGACGAAGTTTCGTTTGGCGATGTCGATATAGTGAATTAACAAAAATCAGGACAAGGCGACGAAGCCGAAGACAGTACAAATAGTACGGAACCGATTCACTCGGTGCTTCAGCACCTTAGAGAATCGTTCTCTTTGAGCTAAGGCGAGGCAACGCTGTACTGGTTTTTGTTAATCCACTATAGTCGATAAGGTGCAGCACATACGCGCTGTACCGCGAACGCATGAGGGCTTCGGCGGTGGGCGGCAGGATTCGGCGCAGATGAAGCGGGCGGCAGCAGCCGGCATAGCTTGAGACCTTTGCAAAATTCCTTTCCCTCCCGACAGCCGAAACCCCAACACAGGTTTTCGTCTATTTTCGCCCCAAATACCGCCTAATTCTACCCAAATATCCCCTTAATCCTGCCCGGATACCCGATAATCAGGCATCCGGGCTGCCTTTTAGGCGGCAGCGGGCGCACTTAGCCTGTTGGCCGCTTTCAACAGGTTCAAACACATCGCCTTCAGATGGCTTTGCGCATAATGCCGTTCTGCAACCGATGTTCTTTCAGATGTTGCCGGTTTTCCTTGCTGTCGTAGCCTTTGTCGGCATAGACGGTCGTACCTTTGGGCAGTCCTTCCAACAACGGCGACAGGTGTGTGCACTCATGGGCATTGGTGGGAGTGATGTACAGTTTCTCGATATAGCCTTCCGCATCGGTACGGGTATGTTGTTTGTAACCGAGTTTGTAGAGGCTGTTTTTCTTTGTCCAACGGGCATTTTTGTCCTTACTCAGTGTGGTTTGACCGCTGACTTGTCCCTCTTCATCGACTTCTATGGCCTGACGCTGTTCGCTGCCGGCGGTCTGAATAATGGTGGCGTCAATGACGGCGGCGGATGCTTTCTCTACTTTTAAGCCTTTTTCGGTCAGTTGGCAGTTAATCAGTTCCAACAGTTCGGACAGGGTGTCGTCTTGCGCCAGCCAGTTGCGGTAGCGGCATAAGGTGCTGTAATCGGGGATGCTTAGTTCGTCAAAACGGCAAAACAGGTTGAAATCGATGCGGGTAATGAGGCTGTGTTCGAGTTCGGGATCGGAGAGACTGTGCCATTGTCCGAGCAGGACGGCTTTGAACATGGACAACAGCGGGTAGGCGGGACGGCCGCGGTGGTCTCTAAGGTAACGGGTTCTTTGACGGTTCAGGTAGTGTTCGATCGGGTGCCAATCAATTACCTGATCCAACTTCAATAGTGGGAAGCGGTCGATGTGTTTAGCAATCATGGCTTGTGCGGTTTGCCGGAAGAAGGTGCTCATGGAAAATCCCCTAAATGGCTTGGTGGGAATTTAGGGGATTTTGGGGAATTTTGCAAAGGTCTCGGCATAAGTATTTTCCAAACCAAACAAAATGCCGTCTGAAAGGCTTTCAGACGGCATTTTAAGTTTGACCGGTTTCAT